GACTGATAGTACCATTTACATAAAAATCACCATATTTTTTTATAGCCTTTAATGTATTAAAGAATTTAAGAAGTTCAGTATTAATTTGTGACATCAAAGACTTGCCACAAGGGTCTGCTAATGGAACGCCCTTTTCATACACTCCATCTGCCGATTTTTGTGCTATTGATTGTAAATACTGCTCACACTCTGGAGTATTTTTAAAAATATTTGGTTTATCAGTTTCTGCTGTTTTACAATTTTCCTTTATTTTTTTCCTTATATCCTTTTCTTTCTCAAGCTCTATAATCTCATTTCTATACTTATCATATAGTGCCTGTTTCTCAGGTGTTGTGATTCCTTCATCATTTAAATCATCAATAAGTTTTTTATTTTCAGTTATTGATTTATCTATATTTTCAATGGAAAAACCTTCATAAGGTCTTTCTCCTATTATATCAGACCCTCTTATTGGTGTATCCGTAGAAACATTCGTGGGTGTGGGTACTGTTTCTGTACTATTTGCAATTGAAACTCCATTTGTAAGGACAGCACCCCCTTCTCCTGTTATTTCTGTTGCTCCTCTTCCTATATCTTCAATTTCTTTACGACTTGTGAAAATAAGATTACGAACTCCTAAAGCACGTCCTCGCAGAAGTTCTTCATATTGTTCTGGAGTGGCATCAAAAATCTGTTTACTGTTTGGATCATAAACTCTTCTATTTAAATCAGGATCAATATCAATAGAAACATAAACATCAAGTGTCTCACCTGGACTATCCGTTGGTTGTATTACTTGTGCGTTAGTAGACATTTATAATTACCCTCCTCGTGCTGATATTTATGCTACGTCACTATTAAGTGGTTTAGTCAAAGACTGCTGATAATTTGATTTATCACTTGTAGATTTTTTGAAATCTTCTTTAGTTGGTTGCACCGGACCAGTTGGTTTTTTTAAGTCTCCTATCTGGGAGTGTGAAGGAGCTTCAAATCCACTATTATGTCTACTAACAGACTTAAAATATGTTGATCCATTCGTAGATTCTTTAATATCATATTCACTAATATTCTTACCAAAAACTCCAGTCACACATAATTGACCATCAATATATTCCACAACAACCCATTCTCCTCCCCATAATCCAGAAGACTGTCCATTTATATTTCCAGATGATGTCGGTTTAAGAACTGTTGCCCATGGCAAGTCATCATCCTTAACTTCAGGACCGGTAGGATGTATTCCAGGTATTCTTACCTTAACTCTATCACCCCAAACATCTTTCCATTCGGCATTTTTAAAATATTGATTCTGACTTGGAGGAATCTGAGCTATTTTTTTACCCTTAAAAAGTGCCATTTTTATACTCCCTATCTTCCATAAGAATCACGAACTAATGTCATTGACGTATAAGAATTTATTGCATCAAAATGATGGCAAAGATTTAATATTAAATATTTACCACTCTGAGTTCCATCGATAGCACCTTCATATTTATTATCTTGACTTATAATCTCAAAATCACAATTAATAACATTTCCTGCTCTTAAACTTACATTGCAAGGAACAGTTATCTGTATTATTTGTGAGAATAAAGAATTATATCTCATTGTTGATTTCGCAACCCATTCTATAGGATTATTATTAATTTCATTCCCAACTCCAGGATCAGGTCCACCAACATCTAAAATATGAAAATGTGTTCTTGTATAGGACTCTAAATCTGGAATATCAATATCAATTTTCCCAAGAGATTCTTCAAGACCATCAAGTTTAAAAGTCTTTTCAATATATTCTGATGTTAAAGGATTCCAAAAAATATTGCGACTTATAAAAATACCTGATTTTATAGATGTAATCAGATCATCTCTTTTGATATCAGTTTTTGATAAAATTTTAAAATCATTTTTATCGTTGTCTAAGTTTGCTCTTAAAACTTCATTTTTATAATAATTTGCAACAGGATCTTGAGATATTAATTCATCAATTGCTCTAAAGTTAAATCCGTCCTGAGTTTCATAAAAGAAATATCCAGGATTTCCTTTAGCAGGAACTGTTTTTGGAGCAACATCTTCACAAAGAACCTTGTATACACACTGATCTCCTCCATAAAAACTCCAAGAATTTTTTGAATTTGTCGTAAATATTTTATTATCAGGAACTTTTAAATAATCTTTAATCAATCTTCTCACAGAAGACGAAATATTTCCATTATATTTTGTTTTTACTGGAAGTTGTGTTGCTTTTGAATATGCAGAAAACAAATTCATTATAACAACTTCACGATTCGATCCTTGATTTGGAATTATTTCTTTATCAAAAATGAGTGGGTTCTTTGAGAAGTCTAAAGTTCCATATTTTGTTGCAATCTTAAACTTAACATCTACATCACCAGTAAGTGGGAGAGCAGAACTTAAAGTTCCAAATCTTTGTTGTTTATCATATTTTGAATCATATTGGACGGAAGATGCAATATCTGCTACTGATAAAACTCCAGTGACATTTGGAGAAAGAAGACTTTCGTAGTAATCAAAAGTTGTAACTTTAGTAGCACTCAATCCATTGCCACTAACATCCACTCGTTTTCCATTTTTTATAATTTCAAATATTTCAAATGATGCTCGTTGAGATGCGCTTGCCATTTATCTTAAGTTCTCCATATTGATGGTAATTGTGGAGATGATGTTGGAACAGGAACAGGAGTTTCTATTGGCATTGGATATGGGAAAGGAACGTAGTTTTCAACCGGTTGTACTGCATAAATGAATACCGATTGATTATTCATACTTCTATTTAATCGGTAATTACCACCACCTTTTCCATATCCTTTAAAGTAATTTTTTTGAGATGGGGTAAGTATGGGACCTTCAGGTTTATTATTATTTTTATTACTTTCTCTTATTTTTTCTGGATTAGGAGGACCAGAATCAAGGTGGCCTATTAAATACTTTCTCCCATCAGTACCAACAATAATCAAAGAATTTCCATATCCAGCATTATATCCCGAATCATATTCCAAAAACTTTAACCCACCTTTGAGGGTAATTGGGGCACCAGACCTAATTGGATAGTCAAATCCTCTATGATTTCTACCTGCATATAACCCGTCACCCATTTCATATGAAGATAATGAGGTTCCATCAACAATAATATTCGACAAAACATTATCTGGTATGTTTCCACCAGAACCACTATATCCATCACCAGTTTCTATATGAATATGTGGTCCACTAGATCTTCCAGTGCTTCCAACATACCCGACTATTTCGTCAGTAATAATTCCTGAAGTAGTTATAGGTATATTGGGTGTAGAAGGACTGGGAGAATCTGGAGAATCTGGAGAATCTGGAGAATTTGTACTAATTCCAACAGAATCAAATTCTCTTGATTTTTTTAGCATCTTTGAAAATGCTAATACATTTTTTTCGTGCTGTCTTGTAGTTTCGTAAATATTATCGACTGCTATTGGAAAGTTTCTAAATCCATTATTTGTATCTTTTTGTACCTTTTTAGGAACACCACTCATCTGTGGTCGGTATGTTTGTTTTGATTCTAAAGATGGTGTTTGTGAGGAAGATCCTTCACTTCTTACCGTTCCACCTCTACTAAAAGATTGTGCTGGCTTTGATGCCGTTATTTCTTTAGTATTAGAATCTGAACCACTACTAGAACTTTCTTTTGGAGTAGGTGTTTTTGGTTCTGGTGTTTTTGGTTCTACTGAATCAGATCCTGTAGATTCCTGATAAGAATTAATTCCTAAAAATCGATCTAAAGAAATTAAATCCTTTTCTGCAGCATCAGCATTCTTTATATCATCATCAAATCTCTTTTCAGTTTCTTTGATATTTTTCTCAATATTATCTTGTTCTGATTTTGGAAACAATCCCGCAAATTCTGCAAGTTTTAAAATACCATTTCCAATTATACCTAAAAGGTTTCCAATACCTTTTATAAAATCACTATCAAAAAACTCTTGCACTTTTTGTATAATTGCAGGAAGACTATTAATTAAAATACCTGCAGCGATTAATCCAATAAAATCAAGTATCCTATCAAAAATACTTCTTACGGGAGAAGTAACAGAACTCATAATTCTAGAAAAACCGGACGCAACACCAAGTTTTCCCCCTTCAAGTCTTTGCTCTTCTTCTCTAAAATTCTTTTTCTTTTCTAACTTAGAAAATAAATTTTTCTTATCAGTCTTAAGTTTCTTTATCTCCTTATTGGAAGAAAATAAAGAATTCTTGATATTGGTAACATTAAGTTTTAGTTGTTCTACCTGTCTTTCTTCCATATTCTACCTCCTATTGCATAATTCCGTATAATTCGGGAGTTAGCATCATAAATGGATTTCCTGGATTTGCAGATGGAATATTTGGTGCTTCAGTGGCAGGACTCTGCATTTGTGGAATTTGTGGTGGTTTTGATCTTTGTGTTGGCAAAACCATTGGTAAGAATGTCATTCCACCACCAGATTGTGGAGATATGTTAATATTAGTAACTTTTGGTGCTTTAGGAGTTACTTTAGCAGGAGATCTAGATCCACCTCCAATTCCACCCATTGAAAGACTCTTTGTCTTCCGATTTCTCAAATAACTATCTTGATCCTCAATAGATTTTGAAAATTCTTTCTGAACATCTTCCTGATACTTGGAAACCATCATAAGTTTATTGATTCCCATGGAGAATGCAGTCCACAATCTACCAGCATTATCATTAATATCTTTCAGAAGTGGTCTGAATAGCATTGCAGATGCTGTTTTTATAACTTCTTCACCGGGTGCAAGCATTGCTCTTACACTATCAACATTTCCTGACCCTCTTCCAGGAACTGTTCCTCCACGACTAAAACCGTCAGGATCTACACTATCAGGATCAATTCTTCCAGTTTTTGTGGCATCTTTTTGTTGTTGTTCGGCAACATCCTTAGATTTACTATTACCAAAGAATAAATCGTAAAGTTGTCTACCTGCCCAATCACCAGCAAGACCACCAATAAATGTTCCAATTGGACCACCCAAGAATGTACCGATTGCACCAAGAAGTGCAGCACCAATTGCTCCAAATGCTGCTCTTCCTATGTTTTCACCCATAGCCACGGATAGAGCAAAATCAATCAGTGCTCCGACAATTGGTATTCTTTTTAAAATAGGTCTTGCAAATTTTAAAAGTGACTTGACTAATGTTTTCTTTCCTGGTCCGGCACCTATAACTTTTAAGAAGTTTTTCCCGAACATTTTACCAGACACTTCCATACGTTGAAGTGTCCTATTAAATAAATTCTTTTCTCTTGTTATAACTTCTAAATCTATCTTTCGACGGCCTCCACCAAGATCAAATTTAGCAGGTCCTGTTCTTCCTCCAGTTCCAGTATAAAAAGATCTAGTTTCTTTACCTAAAGTAAGTCCTCTTCTTTGTCCGACAGCATTTCTAAATAATCCTCCACCCCCACCAGAAGATGTTGCAGAAGCAGCAGACCTAAGACCAAATACTTGTAATATTCTACCAGGAAGTCTCCATAAAAATCTTCCTATTCTGAATAATCTCGTACCCCACTTGATTAACTTAAACCCAAGAAATCCTGCTAATAGATATGGAATTGTGGTGCCAATAAAATTAAAGACATTACCCAACCATATTCGGTTTTTCTCTTCTGCTAACCAAGTAAATGCTACATTAGTAACAATACCTGTAAGTATAAGACCAAAAAATTCTTTTATTTTATCAAAAATGCCCTTAACTGGTGCCGCAATTTTTCCTATGGTTCCACCAATTGCTCCACCAATTTTTTTAACAGCTTCTACAGACTTCTCTTTTGCAGCAAATTTTCTCCTTGACTCTGCTGCTTTGGCCGATTTTATAAGTTCCTTCTCTTCTGCGATTTTCATCGCATAATCAAAAGCAAGTTGCTTCTGAATTTCTACAAGAATATTATTAGTTTCTACAAGAGTTTGATTGATTGGAGTAACTTCTTTTGCCAAATATTTTGGATCTACTCTGCTTCCAAGACCACTATATCCCATTCCCTTTGGGATTTTAATAGCAGAAGAAGAACCACCACGAAACACCGAAGAAGAAACTTTAGTCTTCGATAATTTAGGTCTTGATGTTAGTGATGGTGCCTTAAATACTTGGCTACTGAATGCCATTCTGCTGCTGTGCCTTTAGATTTTCTTCTTCAATATATTGTTCAAGTAAAGTGAGATAAATTTCTTTTTCCCAAGGCATCATATTATCTAGCTCTGTTAATGAGTATTTATGATGCTGCATCAAGGCAAAATTAACCTTATAGTATGACTCAAGATTAGTATGAGCCATACTTAACTGAAAAAACTTGCCAGTCCCTCCAGAACAACTTCCGATTCAACCCCTGTATTGGGATTCTTAACTTTAATTTTATGAGAGAGTTTTGGCATCGTGGTGAAAAACTTCTCAACTTCCTTGAATTGCTTTGTATTCAATTGTTCAATAAATTCATCAAGTTCCTTTTTAGTACAATCTGCCGCTTCCCAACTTTCTTCTTCATTATAAATTGCATCAACACAAGATGTAATCATTGATAATGACTGACTAACATCACTCGTTTGCCCAGATGTTTCAAAATTACTCTCAATAAATTGATCTAAAGATGGATACTTCAGTTTTAGCATAAGTTCATCATCTAGTTTAATAATATTCTTATGTTCTCTTGTCTTTTGAACTTTAATATCATCAATTGCAATTTCCATTTCAACTTTAGTTTCACCATCATCAGGACAAGTTATATTTACTTCTACTGTTTCACCAACAGACTTGGCACGAACATTGAGGAAAAGAAATTCAATATCAAAAGTTGCAAGAGATTCGACCTTGATATCTTTTGTAAGAATACAATCTCCAAGAATTTGGACAATAGAATCGGTAATCTGCTTCATATCTTCAGATTCCATTGCCATAATCAGAATTTTTTCTTCTCTGACTAGGAAAGGACGATATTTAATCTTCTTTCCATTTGAAGGCAATACCAACTCATAAGTTGGTGTATTAATCTTAGGTAAAGGCATTGTGAAAAATACAATTCAGGTTTAGTTATTTATTAGGCAATTGCACTGCCACCAGTTCTACCATCCATTATATCACGCAATTCTCTCGAAGTTCCAGCACCACCAGCAGGAAATATTGTTGTGCCTGGAATTCTTGGATCTTCGAATGGTTCTTTTGTAGTCAATGCTTTATTCAGTATAGCATTATCAAATTCTTTTGTGAAATCAAAATTCATAATATACCTATCATAGTTAAAACTTACCGTTACCTTAAGTAAATCAGCAGCACCATATGAAACTGGAATAGAAGTCATTCCTTTCGGAAATGCATTGATAAATTTATATTCCAATACTCTACTAATATCTCTTTCAAATTTATAAATTTTCATTTCTGAAACTTTATAATTATCTGGATAATTCATTCTTCTAAAATATCCCTTACTGGTATTTTGTGCCGGACCTGTACCAGAAATAAAATCCATCCATGCCTCAAAGAATTTTATACTATCATAATTATTATCCACATAAAAAGTGAAATCAGTATCAGCATAAAGACGAGTGTGTGCAAATTCTTGAGTTACTCCTATGAAGTTATCTTTAACCTCTGCGGTCGCATATGATGAGGTTGGTAGTGATGCTTCGGAACAAAGAAATCCAAGTTTTCTGGATGCAAATTGATTGTCTGTCATTTTACCATATATTAGTATATGGTTTGCCAATTCAAAATAAGGATGATCCCTCTTTTTACTACTCTCACTATTGAGAAGTTGAGGTATTTCTACCAAGTAATAATTAGTAAGTGCAGGATTTCCTATCAGTTGTTTGGCAGTTTGCATTGTAACTGCTTTGACAAGATTATTTGCCACTCTAAATACCTATACGACTACTTTATTATTAGTTATTTAGATGTCATATAAGGGATATTACAAACCATCTTATCCTAGAAAGTATAAAGGTGATCCAAACAATATCATTTATCGTTCCTTATGGGAGCGCAAATTCATGAAATATTGTGACTTAAATGAAAATATATTAGAATGGGGAAGTGAAGAAATTGTCGTCCCTTATCGGTCACCAGTTGATAATAGATATCATAGATACTTCCCAGATTTTTATATCAAATATAAAGATAATAACGGGAAGATTAAAAAGTCAATTATTGAGATTAAACCATATAAACAGTGTATTGAACCCAAAGTCCAAAAGAGAAAGACAAAGGGTTATATCTATGAAGTTGTTGAGTATGCCAAAAATCAGGCAAAATGGAATGCTGCCAAAGAATGGTGTTTAGATCGTGGTTATGAGTTTAAAGTTCTTACGGAAAACGAACTCGGTATTAAGTAATGCCAAGAAAGACTCTCAAACAAAGAAGAAATCCAACAGACGATCAAGAAAATCGTGTGCGTGGTGTTGTTCGTGGTTTGATTGGAACAGAAGATGCTGATGATATTATGACAGAACTCATCAGTGTTCTAAATGAAGGTGGGAAGAGTGCATCTGTCGGAAAATATTATACCTTCTTTTATGATGCCAAAACAACAGGAAGAGCATATGACCAACATCCTCTTGTGGGTGTGACTGAAGTCTTCTCTTGGGGTTTTCGTGGTATCAACTTTCACTGGAGAGATAGAAGACAATATACCTATGACCAGATTATTGGAGGATTATATGAAATCTATCCAGAAGAGATGTCTGATGTCATAGAACTCAATTTTACTAAAGTTCGTTCTAAATAACTAAAAAGAGAGATATGGCCCTTTCTACTAATTTTTTGGGTGGTGGTCTACCAAAAACAACAACAAAAAAAAGAGGATTCCCAGATTTTAGAGAAGATGCTGGAGATAATAGAGCACTTCAAATCCAAAATGGGGCAGCCATACGTTCACTCAGTCCAGGTGTAGCACCATTAAATACCGAGATTCCAGGACTTGCTGGAAAAACATTTGGAGGAATTTTAAGATACCCATATGAAGCACTAACAGATGATACAGACTATTTGCAAATTGATATTAGAGCATACAATCCAATAGCAAGTAGGAGTGCCAATAACAGTATAGTTTCTAACGGTCGTTCGATAAGAAAACCTGATATTGGATTTACCGAATTTGATTTAAGTAAATTAATTGGAGGTAAAAAACTACAAACAAAAAAATTGAAGTCTGGACAAGGAACTATATTTCTTCCAATGCCATCAAACATTCAAGATGGAAATTCAGTATCCTTTTCTTCTGGAAATCTTGATGGTATCACTGCACAACTATATGATGGAGTATCTCGTACTATTAATGCTGGAGGAAATAAGATAGATGATATATTGAAATCAGCAACTGAAGAAGCAAAAAACTTGGGCAATAAATTTTTAACAAATCCTGCCCTTAAAGATGTAATTTTGACCGATTTAGCAGCACAAGCAGCAAATATTCCTGTTGGAGGTTCATTGACAAGAGATGCTGTTTTTGCAAGAACTCGTGGTGAAATTTTAAATCAAAATGTCGAACTTTTATTTAATGGAGTAACTCTCAGATCATTTAAGTTTTCGTTTAAATTGACACCAAGAAATAAAGATGAAGCACTACAAATTAAATTAATAATTAATGCATTCAAAAAAAATATGGCAGCAAAGAGTGGAGGAATTGATGGGACTGGAGATGGAACTTTTTTAGGAACTCCAAATGTCTTCGAACTATTTTATAAAAGAGGTAATACCCGACATCCATTTTTGCATAGTTTTAAACAATGCGTTTTAACTGAGATGTCTGTAAATTATACAGGTGAAGGAACTTATGCTGTTTATGATGATTCCACACCAGTTTCTATGGTTTTAGAACTTGGATTTAAAGAACTTGAACCGATTTATGATACAGATTATGGGTCAGAACCAGGAGTAGGATACTAAAAATGGGATACTTCAGAGAATTACCAGACGTTGCTTATCAGTCATTTTTGTCTGATGCAATTTCATCTAAAGACTATCTACTAGTTAAAAACTTATTCAGAAGAAATAAGTTGCGTGATGACTTACAGAATGTCTTCACACTCTTCAATAAATATCAAATCCCCGAAGGTGCAAGACCTGATACTGTTGCAGAAGCATTTTATGGAAGTGCAGAACTTGATTGGGTTGTCCTAATGACTGCCGGTATTATCAATGTCAGAGATGAATGGCCCCTCTCAAACTATCACTTATATCGTTATGTGGAAAATAAATATGGTGTTGAGAACTTATCAAACATTCATCATTATGAAACAATAGAAGTTAAAGATTCAAAAGATAGATTGATTCTTCCTGCTGGTAAAGATGTCAATGAAGATTTTACCTTAAATTATAGTGATGATGGGTCTAAAGTTTCGTTATCAGGTAGTGATGTAAGAAGAGGAGTTACCAATTGGGAATATGAAACTCGTAAGAATAATGAAAAATCCTCGATTTATTTACTAAAACGAGGATATTTACAACAATTTTTAAATGATATGAGAGAGATTATGACTTATGGATTATCCTCAGA